GTGCTGCCGGGGGTGGCGCGCACCGCAAGCATGCCTTCCCACGCGCCTGATGTGACGCCATTCGTGGTCGTGCTGACCAGAACATGGTATTCGCCCGCGGGGTCCAGGTTCGCCGTGCTGGCGGCCGGAAAGCTGATCGAGAACTGGCCTTGCGTGTAGCCGGTCTGGGTCGATCCCGCTGTGTACCACGTCACCGTGGGCGAAAAGATCGTGGTCTGGTCCGCCCCTTCCCACACCGAGGCGGAAAGCGTCGTGCCCGACGTGTAAAGGTCGGTCGCGGCATTGCCGTCGTTGTTATTGATCTGAAGGCACTGGTAGTCACGCTGGAGCCCTTGCCAGATTTTAAGGGTCTGCATCGGCATTAGTTGATGATTGTCCCCTGTCTCGGGTCGACGGCCGCGGGGTCAGTGTCAGGGCTCAAGATGGTGCCCTGGCGCGGGTCGACGGGATAAAGCGTCAGTGCCGCCGATGAGACCGCGAACCCGCCGATCGTGAAGCCGTAGCTCAACAGTCCGCCCAAAACAATTGAATACATCAGACGGCTTTATCCGGCACGGTGGCTGGCGTGCTGATCAGGGTCAGCGTCTTGGTTCTGAGGGTTGTGCCCGTGCTGGCGGTCTTGAATACGCACGAGGTGCCTGAGCTCGCATCGACCTGGGCCGCCACCGAGGCCACCGCGCACTGAAGCGCGTCATTGAGAGTCAGGCTCGTGTCGGCGATCGCGTCGAGCGCCCGGGCCGCGTTGAGGGCCTGTGTAAGGCTGAGCGTTACCGCGTTGGTAACGGCTGTGGCTGTGGCGATGGTCGTGTTGTTGAAAGTTACGTCGCCTGAGCCATCGATTGCCAGGAGCGAGAAGTGCGTCGGGAACGTGACACCACTGATCGAGCCGACCGAGCCAGTAACGTTGCCGCCGACGTTGCCCGTTACACTGCCCACGGAGCCTGACAGGTTGCCCGTAATGTTAGTGGTGATGCCCGATGTGTAGCTGACCGCCCCCGCGTTGGTGCCGTTGATCTGGATGCCAGCCGAAGCGCCAGGGGCCGCGCCTGCGGTATATAGACTCTTGCCAATCGAGCTTGCGGTCGTGAAGTCACCGGCCGTCGTGTCTTGCCAGATGCCCGTTGCAATCGCTGCGGCCGTGAGTTGGTTCGTCACGGTCGCGATCGTCTGACTCGTACTGATTGTGGTACCGCTCAAATTGACCGCCGTGGTCGGCGCGTTGACATGCGCCCAGTCGATCCCGACGTAACCGGCTGCGCCAGCGCTGGCCGTCCCCAGAATTGTGCGGAGATCCGATTCGACGTACGCGCTTGCCCCTGTGCCACTGAAGTTTACCGGCTGCGTGGTGCCGACGTAGGCCGATACGGTTGTCACCGAGGCGGTGGCGATCGAGTTGATCTTGGCGACGTTGGCATAGGCATTGCCCGATCCGTCGACATTAAGTTGGCCGGTGCCGGTGCCAAGTGTCAGCAATCCGCCCGATGCCGCGGGTGCCGCCACCGGGAGAGACACGCCGGTCGTCAACACAAACACGGGCGCGATCTGCACTCCGCTCGTCGAACTCGCCCACCGATAAGCGATCGCGTTACCGTTGGTCTCGGCCTGGGCCAGCGGCTGCCAGTACACGCCCGCGCCGATCTCGGTGGGATTGGTTGCGCTGAAACCTGCGTGATCGGTGCCGTCGAGTGTGTAGTGGCCCGTGATGTTGGCAGCATCTCCAGTATCAGCCGCTCCTGTTGCGAGCACGTATGCGTACAGGTAAATACCCTGGCTCGTTGTGTTTTTCAGGAGCATTTCAGAATCCCACCTGATAAGGCCGTTGTGGATACACCGAGCTTCCACTCGGGTCGGCATGCTGCACGGCACCAGCGTCGTTGTTGTCGGTTTGTCCGGGAATGCCGAGGCCCACGCCCCTCAAGAGCGCTCCGCCACCGGCCGCGGCATTCGGCGCGAACTGGCTGCCCGCCGTCACATAAGGCTGCGCCGTGAGCGTAACAAAACTCTCATTTACGATCGGGGTGCCACTAATATTGGAAGTGTTATTGTAACCGAAACATCCATAAAAGAATGACAGCGACGTGCCAACCGAAAAACCCGCCGCCGATCCGCCCGTATGGTTGCTTGCAATACAAGAAATAAAAGAAACCGTTATACTGATAGAAAATCCGTTCGTGCTATTTGAATCAGCAGTGCATGAATAAAAACTACCCAATGCCGAACTGGTCACAAATCCACTGGAATTATTATAAGATAAACAGCATACGTGAACCTGCCCATTACTGAATCCAGTCGTACATCCGCTTGCAAAGCAGTACGCAAAATTTCCGCCTGAAAAACCGGTCAGGCACGAATTGGCCTGGCAGCTCTGGAGTGCCATTGCGGACGTAGACCCGAGTATGCCAATGCCATTCGTGCCGCTGCAGTTGCTTGCCGTGCATTGATTGACCGAGTTGCGAGATCCCGATCCATTGATACCACACACGTTATTCACGCTGTTTCCATTGACAGCGCAATTGGAAACCCACTGGCGGTTGCCTGTCGCGGGAACCAGCATATAGGTCGCGCTACCTGGCGCTGACACGGAGCCCCAGGACAGGGCCGGCTGATTTCCCGTGCGATCGCCGCGCGTCTGATCGTACCCCTCCAGCGCTATAGTGATTGCCGCCAGGCTGATCGGACCGCCTGCCCCGGCGGTGGCGCTGGTCATGACATACTGGCCGAGCGACGAGTATTTCCACCAGATTTTCATGCTGGACACTGTCGCCAGGGCAGCGGCGTTTCCTGGAGTTGCCAGCGCGCCCCCGATGTTGATCGTGACGCCAGTGCCGGTCGTTAATCCGGTTGATCGGTCGACCGTGAGCGACACGCCGGCCGATACCGCCGTGATCTGATACCAGCCGCCCGTGATCGAGCCCGTGCCACCCGCGATGTAGGCGATATTGCCCACCATATCGGTCGACGCCGAAGTCGTGGCTACCGTCGTGGTGCCGTTGGTCACGCCATTCGTGAGCGCGTACTGTGCGGCCGATTGCTGGCTCCAGTCGGTGCCCGATGCGCCCGTGACAAACCCGCCGCCGTTGGTGTCGGCCCCACCGTATTCGACTTCCCACACTGTGCTGCCCGAAAGAGCCATTAGCTGGTGGGCCCCGAAATAGTGGCATTGATCCCGGCGGCTTTAACAAACAGCGCGGCGATGAAGCTACCGTTGTATCCGCCGGTGCCCTGGCTCGAATTGGCGGGATTAGATATGTTTACTGCATACCCCGCGAGATCAGCGATGTCGGCCTGCGTGAAATCCTGAGCACCCGCGAGCCCCGAGGCATTCGGGATGATGTCGCCCGATTGGAGATCGCCGACTAACGTCGAGATGCCGCCGCCCCACGCCGCCGAGATTGCAGCGGCGAGCGTGTTGGCCTGCGCCTGCATCGCGGACCACGACCGTAGCGATGTCGTGAACGCGAGTACCGCGGCTTGCTGGTCAGGTGTCAGTGATTCAGGCCATGCCATTGCTCAGGCTCCCTTATAAATTCTGGGCAATATCGGTGTTGAGAAAACTCGTGGGCGACAACGCGACGAACCCGAACACGTCGGTCTTGTTCGTCCCAGTGGTCAGTGTCGGCGGAGAACCTGCGGGCCACCGGATGCCGCTAAACCACGTCACTGTGCGCGATCCTATGCCATCCTGGGTGAGCGACACAAAAAAGAACTGGCCGGTGACGATGCCGGCTGCCGCAAGCGTGCGGTTGCCGCCCAAGATGACTTGAGCTAGGTTCGACGCCGCGAAGTTGAACGTGATCGTTGTCGCGTCAGCGTAGCCCTGGAAGGGGCTGTAATTCGCTGCGATTGGGATCGGACCACCCGATGTCGCCGTGTTGAGCAATTCGCTCAACGAGGCGACATTTCGAGAGAATCCCTTCTCGGTGAGAATTCGTGTCACATCGGCCATCGTTGCGCCTTTCCCGTGAACCAGTTTGCCGCGCGCTTCCACCAGCGGCGCTCACCACCGAACTGCACACGATCTCTCAGCGCGAGGATCATGATCCGCTTGATCTCGTCGCGGTATGGTGAGCCGCCGCCCTCTTTACAGGCGACGTCGATCTGATTGACCCATCCCAGCAATTGACCCGCGGGTATCAGGTGCGACCATGCCGCCAACGATTCCTTCCAACCTGGCTTGAGTTGGCTGATCAGCTCATTGAGGGCAGGCAGAAACCGCTTCGTGTGCTCGGGCTGCTCAGGATGCTGCTTGCGGCTCAGGTTGTCGGGGTGCTGGCGCCAGTAGCCGCAAATCATGGGGTCCGCGATGAACGGGCCGCCATTGGCCACCATCGCGGGGAGCAGCCGCTCCACGTAGATGTCGCAGTATTCGGGGTGCCTGTTGAGGCAATCGCGGAAGTGCGGGGTGCTGCGGTAGGCGATCCCTGGCGAGATCGACCACGACGTGAAAAGGGATGTGGTCGCCAGGATTGACCCTTCTCGCATGCAGTATTGCTCACCGAATTGCAGGTCCATCGGCACCCATGGTCCGATCCCTGAGTACCACAGGGCCAACTTGCCGGGCCCGGCGCACTGGAGCCGGGCAAACCACACATTGGCGTCCGGCGCCTCATCGAAGCCTTTACAGATGCGTTCGGCATAACAGGGGTGAACGCTGTCGTCATCCTGGAGCCATGCGACGTACGGCGTGGTCGCCGCTTCAGCCCCCGCCTTCCAGTTGGGCCATGCGTAGCTTGCGCCGGTGCAAAGGTGCTCGATCTGCCCAGAGAGACACGGCTCCGCGAAATCGCCCTTGAGCAGTTCGCGGGTGACGGCAATGTCTCCGTCATCAGCTACAATGATCTTGGCCGGCACGATCTGATCGAGCGCGCTACGGAGCGCGATCGGCAGCATCTCCGGCCGGTTAAAAGTGGGAATGACAATCGAGAGCTTGTACTCGCTCACGCCACCGCCTCTTCCAGCACGCCATTGGATGGATCATGAACGGCGAACTGCCTCACGACGCCGAGAAGCTTTGACTCCTCGATGAAGATGATCTTCTGCCCATCGTCAAGCACAAATTGCTGGCCACCGTACCGGGGCAGGAACACCACCTCGTCGGGCTGCACACGGGGTTCCTGGTATTCACCCTTCTCGTCCGTGTAGGGGCACCACGTGTAGAGCACGGTGGCCTTCTGGCATTCCTCCTGGGCGTTGTCCGGCAGTACGATCTTGGCGCCGTATTCGCCTGACGACTCGCCAGGGCTCTGATGGCGACGAACAACGATATGACCGTTCAAGGGTTCGAGGTCTGCGGTCCGTTTCATGTGGGGCTATCCCGGTAAGAGAAAGCCCGACCCCGCACAGCGCGAGGCCGGGCGCTAATTGTCAGGCAGGCTTTGCTTCGATCGCCTTGAGCTTCACGATCTCTGGCTCAAGCCGCTCCCAGTGAGCCTGTGCATCACGCTGGCCCACCTCGTCGTTGGGGTACTCCCGGAGCATCCGGCCATCCGGTCGAGCCAGGAGCCACTTGCCCTGATATAACCTGAGCGTGTGCGGCCGGTTGGCGGCACTGAAATCGGTGGCGAGCCGTGGCAGCATCGGGGGCTTGTCGCCGTGCCGCACGTGCTCCATGTCGACAAGGCGAAACGTGCCGTCGTTGGCCGCGACATACACTTGTGGCCTCGTGCTGGGAGCGCAAAACTGGACGATATTGCCCTGTTCCCATTCCCTTTCGGTCAGGCACCAGCACGTAAGACCGAGAAACGACGGGTTGGCCTGCGAGGGAGCGGATGCCGGACCGCCCGAGTCGGACGCGACAAGCAACGCAGTTGTGGTTGCTGGAGGCATGGGTTCCTCTCAATAAAAAGGAGTGTAAGCCGTGACCGGCTTCGTCTGGGGTTGGAACACCGAAACCACGTCCTGCTTGGCTTCCCAGCCCAGAACCTTCATGGCCATCGGCACAGTCGAACCAGCGAGCGACACGACAACCTTGACCCAGCTTGGAACCGCCGAGGTGCTGCTCAGGTTGGCGAACGCGACGTCCCGCGTGTCGATCTTGAGGTCATACTGAGCCGACAAGCTCAGCGTGGTGACCATCGACACCAGCGTCTGACTGAGCGACGTGAACGTCCCCGATGCCACCGTGGCTGTCGCCAAGTACATCGACACGCTGTTCGCCACCGAACCCGCGGCGAAAATCATATTGAATAGCAGCTTCTCGTAACCAAGCGAGCCGCCGAGCTGGATGGCTGATCCACTCGTGGTGCCCGTTGCGAGCGTCTGCGGCAAGAATCCCGGATCGACTTCAGTGAAGAGATCCGAGAAGTAGAAATTAGCCAGCATTCTCGGTTCTCCTCAAGAGTGAAGCACGATGAAAGGACTGGTCTGCGTTCCACTGGCCGGCGTTGCGATGTTGTCTGCCTGGGTGAACGCTTCGGGCCACAGCGAATGACCGGTGAATCGGCCCTTGGTGCGATAGGCGATACGATCGGTCAAGAAGTAGATGTGCTCACTCATCCCGATTTCGAACGCCAGCTTCGTCGCGTCCCCGTACTGCCAGGGGCAGCACAGCGAGATGTCACCCGTGGTGCCCAGGATCGGCACCTTTTCGGTAAAATAGATGGGGAAACCCAGGATCACACCGCCCAGCATGACTCGCATGCCGCCGCGCTCGACCTTTGCTTCCTTGATCGCCGATTGCAGCATCGCCTGATCGATCAACGCGTTCGGCTGGAACACCGCGTTGCCGTTCAAGTCGCGCAGGATACCGAGCTGCGGATAGGCCGTGATGTTGGCGATGAATCGCGCGTCCGAGCGGCACATGCCGTGAAGGTGCGAGATCATCCACATCAGATCATCCGAGCTGATCTTATTGGCGTTCTCGCGAGCTCCACTGTTCGGACCGCCAGTGATGGTTGCGTTGGCATTGAAATACCCCTGCGACTTGCCCACACCGTCAGCGCGGATAAATTCCCAGTCTTTCACCCACGCATGAGCGTCGGCAAACTTCCGGGTGACCACCGAATCCATCGGGATGTAATCCGATGAATCCATGATGTAATCGCGGGAGAAGTCCGTGAGTCCAGCGATGTCGGGCACGTGGAACTTGTTCTGCGCGATCTTGGCGTCAGAGCTGGTTCGCGCCGTTTCTTCGCCGACACGGTAAATGCTCACGCCGCCGAAGCTGGCCGACATCGGAATACCATTGATGACCTGGGGGGCCTGATACTGATTCAGCATCGGCCAGATAACCTCGTTGCCCGAGGTGACCGGGACAGGCTGCGTGTACTGCGCGAACACCTCCGATTCCATGGCAATCTCAAAGAGATTGTTCACGTAAGTCGGCTTGAGCGACATGCCGTACTGTTGACCACCCGAAAGCGAATCCGAGCCCGAGCGAATGACCTGCTCCATGTTGCCGTTGTCGAGCGTTCGCGTCGTGACAAGACGCTCGTTACCTTCGGCGTCACGGGTGTACTCGCTGACCTCATTCAGGTAGCCGCGCAGACGGTTTCGGGCCGCCTCGTTGACGCCCTGGGGCGCATCCTTGGCCTGCGACAAGAAGATGCATCGCAATGCATCGCGGAACGAGCGGTTTGTGTCCTGCTCCTCTTCCGGGACCGATTGCCCACGGATGCGATCGATCAGCGCACCACTACCGTGCGGCGGGCCTTTGGGCGTTTTCTTGCCGCCATCGAGAGCCGTTCGGAGTGTTTCCGTGATCGAGCTTTCCAGGCGCGCGAATCGGGCATCTTCGGCCGCCCGCAAGGCTTCATCCGCGTCAATTTCCTTGGCCAGACCATCGGCCACTAGCATGCGCATGACGCTCTCCGTGATCTCGCCTGAGCCTACGCCCACGCGAGCCACGTCGCCCTTCTTGCGCTTACCGACATCGTCCAGGATTTGGATATGAGAAGGCATTAACAATCCCCCATGAATGAGAAGTGCTCACTCACAGGACGGCGCGTCTCCAGCGGGCAGCGAACGTAGCGCTCAAGTCGCTCTCGATGCCGCCTTTCGTGGTACGGCTCATCTGCGACATACCGAACAAGGCATGTGTCAATGTGTTTCACTGCGAGCCAAGGGCCCCATAGCAGCGAAACTCCACGTATTCGTTGATCAAGTGAGTCATCCGCTCCTGGAACGCCTCGTGGCGTGAGCGGGATAGGAACGCCAGGTATTCCGGCGACTTCTTGGGGTCAGTCTCATCGGACAGCGCGGCCAGATAGGCGCGGGCCAAGGCGTCATCGCTCAGGGATCGCAAGCACCGCTCGCCAATCATCACCCGGTAGGTATCGCCATCCCGAACGACACGCGGGCCTTCTATCGGCTCTGGCTTCTCCTGGGCTGGCGGCTCAACCACCGGCGGTACTTCCACCTGTTCAGCCGCTCTTGCCTCGAGCTGAGCCTTCACGTCGTCAGGGAGCCACATGCCCGATCGGCAGCATTCGAGCAGCGCGGCGGATCGTCCTACCGAGATCGTGTTAGGATTGCTAGGCATCGGTGTACATGAGTGTTCCGCCATATCCCACGAGCGGAGCACCCAGCCACGCTTGCCCTGCGTTTCGCGCCAGACCGTCCTGAGCTGTTCGAGTTCGGGCCGATCCCGGATCTCGTCAGCCGTGGGCGGCCCGTAGTCGCCCTCGTTCGGCTGCATGAACCGAATCGACACCCCGGTCAGTTTCTCGTCGCGATACCATTCGTAGCGTTGCTGGGAAAAGTCGTCCTCGAAGAACTGGTCGCGAGCCCGGATCTCGGGTCGCTTCTTGCCGTACGACCGAATCATCAGACATTTTGCAATCGGGTCCTTGCCGCGGCGTACATCAAGCCCATGGTCCCACAGCACCGGCGAACCGAGGGCGCGAAACCTTTCGAATTTGCCACCCGAGGGGAGAATGACCGTGCGATGGTCGTCAATGTCGTCCGTGTTCACCCGAAACGTGATGCACCGTTCATCCTTGTCGACGTCATCGACGACCATCTTCGAGTCGAATGAGCGTAAGGTTTCGATCATGGTTTCCTCCGCTTCGGCCCGACGACCATGAACCGGACGCCGGCCTTTTTGTACGCCTTGGCAAACCGCTTGCTTGTGGGTCGCAGCGATTTGTTCACGTGAGCCAGTTGCTTGGCGGTCAGCTTCTGGTGTCGAGGCACCCGAAAGCCGCTGGTGGTGGCAATCAGGGGTTCGCTGATCTGGGCTGGCGGATTCAGGTTGAGCAGCACATCCCAGTCGATCCACGGATAAGCGGCTGCCGCGTCGATAATGGTCGGTCTGATATAGGGGTGCGGCGTCATGAATCGCGTGCCAAACTCAGGATAGACTGCGTACGGCATTCCGATCGAGATATAGAGCGTGAACGTGCTCGGGTCGTACTGGTCGGCCATGCTCAGCTTGAGATTGCCCGTATCTTCTGGGGCGTATTGCTGCATGTGGCTCACGAGGAATCCGCCCAGGGCCGCCATGTCGCGATGTAAGAGCGCGAGCACTTCGGCCTGGACTTGGTCAAATCGCAAGTCGAGCTGAACGTCAGCCATTCGGCCGGCCCACTCCTATCACGACTTTGAGCTTCATGCCTTGCTTGAGCTGATCATAAAGCTTCTGGGCGATCAATTTCACATCGTCATCAGTGTTGATCGGGACCGTCTCGGAAGGCGCGGGCGCTTTCCCGGTTGGTATAGCCGCCTCATCGCTGTACTCAAAGTGGCACAGGCACGACCCGCCGCACTCGGTATCGCCGATCGCCGGAAGCGTGCCAACTGGCACCCAGCCCCGCCCGGCAAGCGGCGGGCAATCAAGGCAGTGCTCAGTTTTGGGATGGCCGAGCACTCGGCGTTCCCATCGGGTGTTCCCATTCCGTTGCGTCGACGTCCTTTGAATCCGCTGAGCACCCTGCCATGCCGCGTTGGCGTACTGTGCCGCTCGAGCGCCCACCTGCGCGGGGCTCATAGGTGTCTTGCCCGGCACTGACCCGGGAACCTGGTTGGTCGGCTCGGCAAGCTCTCTCGGCGGGTTGGCGATCAGCTCTCGTTGGAAGTTATCGAAGTAACCGTCTTGGACATCCGCGATGCGATCGGCGTGTTCGGCCTCTTGAGCGTCGAGCGTGCGACCCAGTAACGCCTCAGAACCCGCCACGTTCAGCTCTCGGGTAAATTGTCGCATTCGGTCGAACCATCGCTCGAGGGGGCTGAGGATGTGGATGGCATCGCCGCTCGAGGCTTCCCCAGTGATTCCATACCTCCCAAAAAACACCTCTGCCTCGTGCCGCAACCACGCCCGCCCATATTGCCTGATATCCTCGAGCAGCCTCAATCGCTGACGGCCGGTGAGCCGGCCGTCTCGGTATCGGGCCGTCCAGCCACGCTGTCCGAGGCAGTGGGCAAGGATGGATTCGGCGGAAGAGGCTTTATGGATTGTTCGTCGGCCCAATCTTCCAGAGACGGATCCTCTGGATAAATCACGACGTTCGAGCACGGAATGAGGACCCCGCCAATCCTCACCGCTTCGATCTGTGGTTGCGGAATCCCAACTCGCTTCAACATGATCGCTCCCTTCCAAGCTTCGCTGCCCATGCTTCTTATCGATAAATTCCTTGAGCTCGCCACGCCCACCACCACCGGGCCCACTCGTAAACTGGCCACCGCCCAGCCCTAAGCACTCATGGTTAAGATTGCCACCCGAGCGAAGCGCGGACCATTCCTGATGGGTGGCCTGTAGTTCCGCCAGCGCCATGGCCAACTCAGGCCGCACTGATCTGGGCTCGCATGGCGCGGGTGAGGTTCAGCACTTCCTCGAGGGCTCGTTCTTCTTTGCTTTGCTCGAGCTTTTTCTTGTTCATCGCTTTGCCGTGCTCGTGCGCGTCGACCGCCAGGCCACCCTTGATATCCTGGCCGTCGATCGCAGCTTGGCCTTGGGCGAGGCCCTGTTCGTGAGCCTCGACGAGCATCGACGGCTGCTTGACCGTGCCCGGCAACCACGGCTCCTCGCCGTAGGGCACTTCTGATTCCTGTGTCTCGGCATTGACCATATTGATGGTCTTCCTGCCGGAAGCGAGCTGCATCGAGAACACCTTCTCGCGCTTCTCTTCGTCTTCCGCGATAACGGGGTCATGCATGAAAAACAGCCGGTCATCACACATCTTGGCCAGGCGGGTGAGCGTGCCACAGATTGACTTCATGCGCGGATCGACCGAGAACTTCGCGAACTGCGCGTCCGCCGCCTCGAGGTTGGCCAGATTCGAGTCTACGGTGTAATACGTGGGGGGCTGACTGAAGATCGATGCCAGATTGTCCCGATCGTGCTGCGCAATCTGCATTCCGCCCACATCAGCCTTGGGATACTCGAGCACGTTGACATCCCACGCACCATCGTTGACGTATACGCCGCCAGCGCCAGAGGCGGAAAACTTACGTTTCAAGTCCTGCTCAAAGGTGTTTTTGGCCGTGGGATTCACGCCGGCCAATGCATCCTTGGCGCTGAACACAACGCTGGGTCGGGGGCCAATGCCAAGCTGTTGGCTCAAGATCGACACGAGCTCTTGTTCTTGTTGGCGGTACGGCTCGGACGCGTAGGTCGGCGCGAATGCCGCTCCGTACGCATCCACCAGCGAAAGCGAGTGACGGAACCACAAGCACGCTTCGGCCGGGATGCGATCGCTGAAGTAATAGAACGTGTCCACGATCGGTGACCTGCTTGTTCGCGTCGGGATCACCCACTGAGGGTAGATCACCCACAGAAACTCAGGAGCACCGAGGCGTCGCGGCGTGCGATCGGTCCAGTCCCATCCATTGCCCTCTGGAACGAGAATACCGAACCCCACCACGTCCTGGTATGCCGACATCAGCCCGATCAGCTTTTCCCTGGTGAAATTGCCATAGGGGTCTGGGTTGTCGAGCGTGTCCAGAAGCTGGTGATTGGTGATCTCGTAAGTGTGGTTGACGCCCGCCTTGGACCTGAGATAACCCGCCTCGTAGGCACGTTGGCCCACGGATCGGCTCATCGGAACTGGCTCGGCCAGCGAGCCTGGTTTGCCCTGCGATCGACTGCCATCAGCCATCAGCCGGATCTGGACCTTACCGCATGCGTCCCGGTTCTTATTGACCATCGCATAGATCAGCGCGTGATAGCGCTCGATGAGCTGCGGTGGCGACGGCGCTTGCTTGCGACCAAAGGCGTCGGTCTTGACAGGGCCGCCGCGCAGTTGCGTGCCGAACGAGAACATGCCCGGCGGCTGGGGACCACTGCGCGGATCGACCTGGCCGTACCGCCTGGCGATGTCCGACTTGATACGTTGGAGGAAGGGCAGCTCAGCACACCTTCCGGATGCGGTCTTTGATATCGCCCGTCTGCTTTTCCACGTCCGCCAGTCTCTTTTGCAAGTCCATGACGGCGCCCTGGATGCCCATCAATACTGAAGCGACAGCCGCGTCTTGTGCTCGCATGTCGTCGGCAATCGGCCTGGTTGTCTCAACACTCAAAACACCCTCCCTTCAATCTCCAGATTGGTCCATGCCGGGTCGTCCCAGTCATCTTCCTTGTGTCGCTCGAACGCAACCTGCTCACCCTTAACCTTACTGGCCAGAACAAGCAGCGAATCGTAAATCCCGGGCCCAAGGTCCACCCACTGCTCAGACCCCTCGATCGTGGCGGATCGGCAGTTGCGGCACATGAAGACTTTCAGGTCCGCTGGCAACCCACTCGCGATACCCTGGCCCGGCTTCATCTCGCTGGCCCGGCGCTGGCAATCAGGGCACTTCACTGGGCGTACCACCTGTCGTCGAGGGGATCGGAGAGGAAGTCTTGTTCCTTGGCCTTGCGGGCTTCAAGGTCTTTGGCTGCGTCCTCGCGATCCTGTTCGTCGCGGGCTTCGTCGGTGAGAGGTTCGACGGACGCCGCAACCACCTTGCCACGATCCATCCCCACGATCAGATACCGCAAGGCATCACAGGCGTGATTGTCCTCGTCGATCGGCTCTTCCAGCTTTTTCTCCGTGTCATAGCAATACATGCTGAGTTCGCGGATCAGCGGCAAGCAAACTTCCCGCACGATCTTGAGCTTGCCCAGTCGCATCCGATTACTCACGAGGTCGATGCCTGCAAGCTTTGGGTTGCGCTTCTCACCACCGGCGCCTTTGCCCGGCATGTGGACGCACGGGCGGCAGTTGTGCCCAGCCTGGCGGAGCTGGTTCCACTGATCGGTGCCCGTCGGATCGCACCACCATTCCACACCTTTTGGCAGAGCTTCCGAGTGGACCGGTAATGTGCATTGGTTTTTATACCGCATCCAGGTCAACCACAGCACTCCGTCGTGATCGACGTGACCGGCGATGGCGGCAAATGGATTGTGGAAACCAAAGTCCATTCCGCCAACCGCGGGAGGCACAGGTGTGCCGGGATGCGATTCAACCACACAGGATTCGAATCCAGGATATACGAGCCCTTCTCGACGCACGTTCCAATCCCCATCTAGCAACCGAGCGCGCTCCACTGAGGGCAACGCTTTAAGAGTGGCAAGGTATCCTGGGTCTTTGCTGAGCAGGACTTGGTTGTCATAAATGCTTGCACGTATAAACGCCAGGCTTTTCGCGTCAGGGTGGCTCGCTTCGCACCATTTGATTTTGCCATCAACCCGGATGAACCATCGCAGCTCGCCGCTTTGTGCCCGCTGCCCCTGGAATCCGTCATCGACCCAGGGCGCAAGCAGTTCCTTGACCCAGCCCGGATCAGGGTTGCACGTTGCTCTGACGTAAGGCCGCACGCCACAAATAGAGCGGTTTCTTGAGAGCAAATACCAGAACTGGGATTCGCTGAAGTGGGTAAGCTCGTCGAAGGCGAGGTAGCAAATTTGGCTGCCCTGGTAGTCGTATTTGGTTGCTTCATCTTCGAGGTGACGGAAGCTGACTCGGGTGCCGGCTGGAAATCGCCACTCGCACGACCCAATGACGCCGCGCGCGCCGACAAACGGATAGATGCCCGATGCCTCATCCCAGAGCCCCCCAGGGTTTGTGATCTCGGGGTAGGACTTGCGGAAGACGACGCCGCTGAAGCCCTTGATCTCGTGGAGCCGGCGCCCGATCGGCTCATACAACAGGGCAAATGATTTCCCGCCGCCGGCCGAACCGCCATAGATGCAAATGTCCGCATCACTACGGCAGAACTCCCGCTGTTTCGGTTGGAGATTGAATCGCTTCGTCTCGCGAATTGGCGACACGCTCAAAGATGGGCTGGATACTGACGCCATTACTCGTGATGTCCACCTTGTCGCTCTGCCCGAGGTACACTTTGCCCAAATGGATAAGCATTGCATCGGAGCCCTTACGAGCCCGCGCGAACTGCATGGAGCGTATCGAGGTTTTCGACGCGGCCGACCCTAGTTCGTAATCATGTCGGAAACGCTCACTTATGACCGACCTGGCACACCCAAAGTGCCCCGCAATCTCTTCCTGGGTGCACCCCTTGGACGCGAGATCAAAAACCTCGTCGGCATTGATGTCTTTTAGCGGCCGACCCATCAAAAAAATCCACCAAAATTCGTATGTCTACCACTTGCTTTATACACACCCGATGCGTATAATCTATTGAGCAGTCGAGAGAGACCTGAAACCGGAGACAAAAACAATGACGACCGAAAAATACAATGTGTCTGTAATGGTCTTCAATCCTCGCCGCGGCGAGGTCGAATGCTTCCTTCAGTCGATCTACGCCGCGACCAAAACCGAGGCGCTTCGCCTCGCCTGCAAAGTTGTCGAGCGCGGCGAGAAGCCGATTGTCCGCAAATCCTCATAAGGAGCCCCGACTATGACCGCCGCCCAACTGCAAAGAATCCTTGCCGATCATTTTGCCGCCGTGAAACTGCCCGACGACGACCTGTCCCGACTCGAGGTCGCCATATCCGAAGGACTGGCCAATGCCCCGAATGCCCCGAATGCAACGACTGAACGTGACTCTAGACGCCGAGACGATCGAGCGCTTCACACGAATTCGCACAATGAAGCCCGAGCTCGAAAGTCTGTCGGCCGCAATACGTCACGCCGCACGAGCACTCGAGACCTTCCTACTCTCTTCAATTGAGGCCACTAATGCGAAGAAAACGAGTCATTGAAAGCTTTAATTCCGCCGCGGAAACCATTGGCCCAATCACTAGCGAGATGAGTCTCTTTGCCATCACGCGAGGCCAGTTTTCGATGCTTGACGTCATCCTCTATTGCCTCCGAGAGATCGGGCCGTCGAACATCAGCGTATGGACCTGGACCATCGCGGATTACGAGGTTGAGGCAATGGTTGGATTGATGCACCGCGCCGAGATAACCACCGGCCGCCTGGTGATTGACTATTCCGCGGACCGCCGCAATCAAAAGATAATCAACCAGTGGCGCGACCGGTTTGGCGATAGCAACGTCCGAACCTGTCGTAATCACGCGAAAATCGCCCGAGTCTGGAACAACGACTTTCGCCTGCTGATACGCGGCTCGATGAATTTGAATTTCAACCCACGATTTGAGCAACTCGACATCACCGAAGGAGGCGCCGACTTCGACATGGTGGAGCGCGTGGAGAACGAGCTAAAACCGCTGCCGAGGCAGTACAGCAACCGGGACGCTGAAAGCGTCACCGGCGTCAACAAGGCGTTCGAGCAATCGACACTCAAAATGTTTTCGGGGCTCAAAACGTGGGCCAAATAAGCAAAGACGAGATTATCGCCGCCCTGGTAGACCGGGGCGAAAGCAAAGACCGCGCGACGTTCTACGCCGACGCCTTCCTGGAATACCGGGAGGCGTCCATCAATATCGCCGAACACGGCATCATCGTAAGCCACCCCCGAACCGCCAATCCGATCGAGAATCCATACTTGTCTATCCGGGACCGGGCACTCAAAAAACTGGAATCAATGGGCGGATTAGACGCCGAATTTCTATGGTGACTCATCTCTTCATCCACCCCACCAAAGCCATCCCCGCCAACCAAATCACAAGCAGCCCAATCAGACCCAGGGCAATCACGTCAAGCAGGCACGTTGCGAGGCAAGAGCGTTGTTTCACACAGGAGGATTCGTTTGATCTTCCCTCATATTGCTCCCCTTGCGAGGCGGCGGCACGTAACTGTCCCGGTCGTCGTCACTCAGCTCGGACAGGTCCGCGATTGCCTTGGCTGTCTGCGCCCGCTTGAGTTCTCGCCAGTAATAGACGTTGATAATCGTAATCACAAGCGCTGATGAGAATCCGAGCACCTGATAAGCCACGTTAAATTCGTTGGGCACAGCATTGACAGCCATGCCGAAGATGCCTAGGAACGTGCCCACGACCGCGCCGCCTGGGTGGGGTATCTGATCGTGGGTCAAAAGATTCCTCCGTGATA